AAAGGCTGGAAGGACACCAACTACGGCACCCCGAAGACCTGGACCGAGATCCAGCACGAGAAGCGCGAGGCCGACCTGGAGAAGGTAAGCGCCAGCCCCTTCTGGGCGGTCATGAGGATCCTGGCCCTGGGCGCCGCCTCTCTCGGCGGCTTGGTTTACGTCCTCATCTCTGTTCTTCGTTGAGTTGCTGCTGGACCGCGTCAGCAAGGTCCATAACCTCTGCGTCTCGTGACCGCTCGGCGATGCCCCTCAGCACCTGCAGCTGAGAGTTCAGTTCGCCAGAAGGCAGCTCTGCGGTCCTGGCGAGCCAATTCACGTACTTGGGGCTGGTCATCACTCTTGCGGCACCATTCGCAGTGATGGAGCCGCCCAAGGAACTCGCTACGGCGATGAAAGCGAGGGCAGGATTGCCCGTGGCGACCAGTGTGCCCGCAGTGCTGCCAGTCCCCGCGATTTGCCCAATCAACGCGTATCGGCCACCGGTGCCCGACGGGTTGGCGAATACCTTGGACCCATCCCGGATGCGCGAGGTGGCCTTGGCGATGGTCTCCATGTTCTTGGCGAACTCAGGCCCGTAGCCGTTGAAGAGGATCTTCCTGGCCTCCGGGCTGGTGTTGGCGTAGTTGGTCAGGAAGGTGTTCATCGAGAACAGGCTGTTCTGGTCGTCCTGCTGGTTCCCCACGGCGCGCCCCATGCGGCGGATAAAAGCCGAGCTGACCATCTTCTTCTCGCCTTCTGGCAAAGCCTGCATGATCGATCGCAGACGCGTGGGGCCATCCTTGACGCCATTGATCGTCGCGAGGAAGGCCCCTTCGCCGTCCTTGTTGGCAAGGATGCTGTCGATGTTGTCGAGCTGATCGACGTAGCCAGAGTGGTACTTGTTGGCGTTCTGCAACGCCTCAGTCGCCCGAGGGTTGCCCGTGGCATTCACTGCCGCCTCCATGTCGCGGCTCAGGGCAGCGTAGACGGGACGCCACTTGCTTCGAGGCACATCGCTACTGAAATTGGCGTTGTCGATCTCCCTTCCGACAAGCGAGCGCAGCTTCTGAAGTGCCTCATAGGGCAGCTTTCCGTCGATCTGGCCGGTCAGGTAGTCGTTGATCTGCTTCTCGACGTAGTCGCTGCCGAAATTCTGCTGATCGATGGCCGAATCCGGCGTCAGTCGCTGCTCGATGTCCGCCCGAGAAACTACCTGAGCGTCGATATCAGCCTGGCTAGGCAAGCGCTCATCGATCATCTTGCGAGTCGGCACCTGTCGGGCGATCTCCGCGTCAGAAATAACTGGCACGAGGGAGCTGCTGGTTTCGGGGAACATGGCGCGGCGCTGGTTTTCCGCAATGGCCGCTTGCTGCTGGGCGCGCAGCTCCAACTGCAGCTCGTCGGCCTCCTGGTACAGCTGAGCTCGCCGCCCTTCGACAGTGTTCATGATTCGATCGCGCAACGCACCCTGCTCGGCGACCAGGCCCTGCCGCTGCTGGTTCGTTTCCTGGGCCAACTCGGAGCGGCGTAGCTGTGCCTGTTCGGTCAGCTCGGAACGCATTTGGTCAACACGTTCTCGCATGCCAGGTCGAGATAGCACCCCCTCGATGCCGCTGGCATCCTTGGACAGAGCGCTCTCGATGCCTTCGAGGCGAGCGTTCTGGAAGAAGCGCGACACGCTCGGCGCGCCCGGAATCGTCTGATTTAGCTCAGCGAGGGCTGCCTGTGCATTCTCGATGCCCACACGGCTGTCCTGCGGCATCAGCTCATCCAACTGCCGGTAGAGAGCGTTGCTCTCGGCGCGTGACAATTCTTTGAAGCCGCCTGGACCAGCGATGCCCTGCCGGATTGCCAGGCCGGCCATCTCCGGGTCGACTGCCTCGCCACCCGGCGCGAGTCGGCTAGCGATGTCATCAATTCGACTGCCAAACTGGCCGGCCTGGCGCTGAGCGAACCGATCGATGACGCCGGCAGAACCAGGCACGCTGCCCAGGAAGGTTTCAGCCGCCTGAGCGACCCGGTTGCCGGTGGCCTGGCCGACACTCGGCTGCACGCCAGCTTGGGCGAACTCCGAGAGGGTGTTGTTGTACTCATTTGCGTCAGCACCGCGCATCACGCGGCGCAACGCGTTCCCCGCCGCTGCAGGGACAATGCCAGAGGTGGGCAAACGCGGGACAGCGCCGGGAGCCAAGCCGCCGGCCAGCGCCGCAGCGAGCTGCAGGCCAGCGCCACCGCCCGCCTCACGAGTACCGCCAGCAGCAGCGGAGCCGCCAATCGTGCTGGCAACCTGGAGGGCGGGCTGTGCAGTCAGAAAGTCAGCCGCTGCCGTGCGAACCGACGGCGCGGCGGCGACCGACCGACCGGTGTTCAGCGCTCCACCAGCACCGAGCGTCAAGGCGGTGCCGGTCAACGCCTCGCCGATGTCGCCGAGTACACGGTCGCCAGAGGTCTGAGCCTGAGGCAACCCGAGGACGTCGGCCAGGCGGACAGCGTTGTCCCGGAAGGATGCGACCGGGCGGCCGGTGATCTTCGTCTCCAGGGCACCGAGAGCATCACCGCCTAGAGCGCCGATCAGACTGCCGCCGCCCTGCAGGACAGAGCGTGCGCCGAACAGCGCGTCACGCAACGGACCTGCCTTCCAGCCATCCGCCTGCCGGCCGCTGGCGGTACTGTCCACTGTAGCGGTCACGCTGGAGAAGTCCGGCGGCGCGGCCTGCACAGTCGGCAGGTCCGTAATCGGCATGTCATCCCACACGATCGACGCCGGATCAGGCGCCTGGCCGAGGCGCGGCATAGGCTGGCTCGGCAACTCGTCGTCCCAGACGATGGTTGAAGGGTCAATCGCCATATTCGACGCTCCCGTCGCTGTACTGGATAACCCGGCGGCCGTTCGACATGCCAGCCCGCACTGGTGTGCGGCCCCCAGTCGCGGCCGCAGGCACACCGCTGAAGGCCTCCGCGGCACTGGGTGGCAACCCTGGGCTACTGATGCGGCCGTAGTTGCCGTTGATCAGCGACTGCTTCCGGCTTTGCAATTCGATCGCGCGGTTGTTGATGCTTTCCAGACGGTCAAGTGCCCGGTTCAACGTAGCCTGGTCATTGGCGGCCATCAGCTCCTCGCCAGCACGGATTGCATCGCCCTCGGTCTGAACACCCTTGTTCAGGCGCAACGACTCATTGACGATCTTGGTCTTGTCAGCCTGCCACTCGTTCAGAGCTACATCGTTCGCTCCAGCCACGCCCAAGCCGGTGCGAATGCGTCCGATCAGAGATTGCCCAGGCCCAACGCGCAGGCCGCCAGACTGCAGCCGACTACGGTTCTTGCCGATGATGTCGCCGAGAACCTCCGTGCCGCCCAAGGCTTCTTCGACCGACAGCAGCTCCTTCAGGGCACCAACAGGGAGAGGCCCACTCCCGCCCCCGCCACCGGATTGCTTCCCCGCAGGATTCCACTGTCCGGACCGCTGCAGGCCGAACTGCTCCGCGCCTTGCCTCATATCCTGGCGCGTCTTCGCCGCAGATGCGCGCGAGTTGTCCGCGCTAGCGTAGCTGGAGGCCGCAGACGCGTTGCGCTGGCCGATAGTCGATTGGCCGACGGGCGTTGTGTAAACCTGCTGGCTGGACTCCGCGTACGGGTTGAACGCAGTCCCGTCCAGAATCTTGGTCAGCTCCAGTGGGCCTTTAGCGAGGCCCATGCTGTACGCGCCGGCATCGGCCATGTTCCCTGCAAGGCCGCTTTCCACGATCTTGTCGCGGAAGCCCTGCGCCTGCGTGTCGCCACGATAGCCGCTAAGAGTGCGAGGATCGATGCCCCCCTCGAACAGATTGCTGAGCAGCCCTGCTTCCTCTTGGGTGTAGCCGGCCTTCGCCAATGCGTCCCTTCGCTGCTCGGCGGCTACCCGCTCTGCAGTGTCCCTTTCTGCCTTGGCCAGCAGCGACGTCAGCTGCGCGCCCTTCCCCTGGCCTCGCATGTAGGCGTCGTCCTCGCGCGCGCCACGACCGGCGAACGCTTCACCCAGTGCGGCCCATCCGTTCGATGCCATGGTGTTACCTCCAAGAATTCTGGGATCGGGCGAACAACCTCGCGTTGTTCGACGCCGTGATGTTGTTCGCCTGGCTGCTCACCGAATCGGCACCCGCACGGGCCCCACCACGGGAGGACAGGCCGCTCGACACTCCTTGCGCGACCCCGGCCGCTGCGGTGAGCCACGGGTTGTCACGAATGGATTGCAGCTGCAGCTGGCCCAAAAAGTCCGCCGAAGAGGCGCGGCGACCAATCAGCCCCAGCTGGGAGGCAAGATTCCCGCTTTCCAGCCGCTCTCGCGTGCGCTGCTGCTGCGGTGCGTCGATGCGCGCCATCAGGTTGGCGGCCGTGTTGCCGTAGTCGGAGATGCCCAGCGCCGCGGCATTGGCGGATGCGCTGTAGGCATCGCTCACCGCGCCGCCTTGGTTGAGGCCGCGATTTGCCGCTCCCTGCGCCGCCCTCACCTGATCCAGATATTGCTGGCTCGTGTTCTGGCGCTCAGGCTCGCTGGTGGATGCCTGCCGCTCGGACAGCAGCTGGGCCACCTGCGCGTCGGCCTGGTCCTGGTACTCAGCTTGCTGCCGAATTTGACCGGCCAGGCGCCGGTCGCGCTTTTCCTCGGTCTTGTGTTGGTTGTACTGCTGCGTCGCCGCGCCAACGATGGCGATCGCGGTGGCTACCCACGTCATGGCTGTGCCTCCAGTTCCAGCGGTTCGTCGTCGGGCATGATCACCAGCGCCTCGATCCGCTCCAGATCGGTTTCGTCCGTGAGGTGGACGGTTACCAGTTCGCTCGGCGCGTGCGCGTAGATCGCGCGCTTCATGCCGGCCGGCGAGTCGATGATGTGCATGCCCTGCAGCTCCACCATGCCCTGCGCGGTGCGGATGGTGACGTGGCCGGAGACGATGAGCGCATGGCGGAAACGATGCCGCTTCCCCACTACCAGGGTGTCCGCCGGCATCGACATCTTCCGCAGGTACTGGCCGGGCAGAAACGTATGTTCGACCTCCATGTGCGCCTGCGGCAGCTGCTCACAGAATGCCTGGAGGCGGTTGATATCACTCACCGTGGGGCGGCTGATCGTACCCTTCAGCAGGCCCAGCATGTCCAGTCGACGCACTCCGGTCCTCATCGGGGACCGCCGAAGCCGATTCCGCCGGCGTAGCGGTTGTCAAACGTGTCCCGGTACCCACGGCGCTCCTGCGCCGACTCGCGGCTTCTCGTGAAGATGCTGGCCAGCCCGCCAAATACATCCCCCAGGTTGCTCGCCTGCAGCCCGCCCTGCGCCGCCTGCAGGTTGTTCTGCAGCGCGCTGGCAGACTGGCTGGCGCCACTGGTCAAGCTGAGGCCGCCGGCCACCTGAGAGATCAGGTTCTGGCGGGATGCTTCATCGGAGTTGCGCAGGTTCGCGGTCGCCCCCTGCGCCAGGCGCTCGGCATTGAGAACCCCCTGCTGGTAGTTCTCGCCCAAGGTCCGATTGGCGTCCACTGAAGCCGATCCGCCCGCCAGCCCGTTGCGGGCCATCGCGAACTTCAGGCTGCGATCGGCCACGTTCTTCTGCCGGCCCAGCTCGTTGTTGTAGAACGATCGGGTCGCACCCAAGAAGTCGTCCACGTCGGCCTGCCGCCCGCCCGAGCCGTAGGTCGTGTTGATCTGTTCAACGGCACGGTCGACGTTGCGATTCCGCCACGCCTCCGACTGAGATGCGGCGTTCGCCGCCGCGCTTCCGCTACTACCGCCCATCAGGCACCTCGCATACGGGAAAAATGGGCGATGTCCTCGCCGTTCGCACCGTGGCCGTGCCATACGCCATCCGGCACCAGCCCCAGCGATCGTTCAAACCACTCGATGGCCTTGGTCCTGTCGGCCAACGCATTGACCTGTATCCGTCGCGCGCCCTGTGCGAAGAGCTGTTCGATCAGCCAGCGGCTGGCCTTCGTCATCGCGCGCCACTGCTCGTCCCAACCGTTCTCCGTCCCAACCATCCAGGACTGCCATATGCCCTGCCCGATCGGCTCGAAACCGCCCGCGGCTGCCGGAGTGACACCGTCGGCGTGGAGTACCGTGACGGCGTAGGGCGCAGACGTGGCCCAGGAGTTGACCAGCGCGTGCGCCACGGTGTCCGCATTGAAGCGCTGGCCGCCTAGGACGGCCAGGAACTGGCGCTGTTCGCACTCGCGCATGTACTCAGCCAGAGCCACCAGATGCAGCGGCCGGCACGGGACGATATTGCTGGGAAGGTGGGCAGAAACCATGCCGGAATGCTGCCCTCCGGGGGTGCCTGATCAATGGTCACGTCATGGGCCGGAAGTCTTGCAGGTAAAGGCCAAACGCATTCCACTGCCATGCCTCGGTGCCGTCGTACACGAGGCGCACGGCGAAGGATGGGCCGGCCAGCGGCATGGGGATCGGGCCACCGGTCAGCGTGTCCGGATTGACCTCATACGGGGCCGTGAACGCGCCGCCGTTGGTCTGATCGAACCCCACCTGCACCTTCACCTTGCCCTGCCCGACGACCTCGAAGCCGTAGAGCATCTTCGTGACGCCCGGCTGCCCGAAGTCCAGCCATGGCCACTGGATGATGCCCTCAAACGGCGTGGTCACGCCCTGGCTCACCTCGTCCCCGATCGCGCCATCTTCCATCCGGTAGATGCGGTCTGCCGAGCGCAGGTGCAGCGAGTCGCCCTGAATCGCCCAGGCCGAGACCTCGAACGGGAACAGGTAGCGCGACCACGCGCCCACCTGGCCGATCTGGGTCATGGTGTAGACGAAGACCTCCGTCTTGCCGCCCTTGGCGAACATCAGCCAGTACTGCCCAGCGGCAGGGTAGTACAGCGCCCGCGGCACCACTGACGGATCGGCCAGCCACGCCTGCACGAGCACGTCCACCGGCATGCCCACGTCCCCGGCCTGGAAGTTGGTACTGCTCGCGGCGATGCCGACCGTGCGCACGCCCTGGCTGCTCAGGAACAGCAGGTCATTGCTGACCGCGGCGATCGCGCGATGCTGCGTGCTGCCCATCGGCAGCGCATCCAGCAGCGCCATGCTGGCCGGGTCCTCGTCGACCTGCCAGAGCTGGAAGGCCTCAGCGTTGAAGGGGATCAGGTTGCCGCGGTAGAGGCCCATGGCCGCGACGGGGTTTGCCCCGTAGTTCTGCAGGCCTGTCGGCAGGAAACCCGCGTCATCTGCCGACGACCAGTCCTTCGGCGCGACGGTGGCGCTGTAGCGCACGGTATCCCCGTCCGCGGCGAACACCTTGGATGCGGCGATCACGACCACCTTGCTGTTCGGGCAGTTCGGGTCCTCGATGCGGCGGCTCACCGCCTGCCACGTCACGGTGCCGTCGGTCACCGTTCCGCCCACGCTGGTAGGCCACGCCGGCTCGCTGCCCGCGCTGACGTACAGCGGCGCGGCCTGCCACGTCACGCGCGTGATCGCCACTGCCTCCCAGGTCACGCCGCCGTCGACCACCCGCTTGCCCAGCAGGTTCGGCCACGCCGGCTCAGCGCCGGCGGTGTGCGCCGAGGTCGCCTGCACTGCCTGATAGACCAGGCCCGCCGGAAGCCCGTTGACCGCGCCGGAGACGGTCAGGTTGTCGCCGAAGGTGAGGTGGGTGTGGTCGGCCACTGACCAGAGCGCGACCACTGCACGCGCGTAGGCGGCGCCTGCTGGCTTGGAGGAAACGACCGTGGACGTAGCCAGGCCGCTCGTGATCATGTTGCCTTGGGTGTAGGACACCATCACGTCTTCTTTGCTGTACCAGCGCACCTCGCACCAGCCCCGAGTCGCGCCGGCTACCGCAGCGCCCTGCTCGATCTGGCAGCTCGCGGTGAGGTTGCCACCGTCCGGAACCACGAAGATCGCCTTGTTGATCGCTGCGCCGTCGCTGATGCTGCCGGGCAGCTGCAATCGCCCCGCGGTGATCTCCGCCCCGCCCTCGATGTCCCAACCGGTGCTGCCGCCGCTGAAGTCTCCGTTGATCGGCGCGGTCGCAGTCGGCGACGGCAGATTCACGGGTCGGATCAGGTCGCCCGGAGCGGTCAGGCGGCCACCGGACCAGACCGGTACCGAGCCACCCGCGGTTCCACTGCCGGCGCTGGCGTAGGGGTTCTCGATCGCGACGTCCTCGTTCACGGTCGCGCCTGCGTCGGTCGGCCAGGTGGGCTCGGTGTTGCCCGATCGCGCGCCGCTGCTGCTCACGCTGGTCACCGTGTACCGATAGCCGTTCGCCGTGGTCGGCACGACGATGTCGCCGGCAGTGCGCGTTGCGTAGGCCTCCCACGGCGCATGCCCTGAGCCGGTGTCCAGCAGGCGATAGGCCAGGCCGTTGGCGACGGCGGGGCTGACCAGCGCGCCCGGGAGGTAGGTTGTGCCGGCCGCCCACGGCTTCCCCTCTTCGAGCCAGTAGTGATACGTCGAGCCGTCGGAGAACTCGGCTACCACGTACAGGTAGCCCAGGAACGGCAGCGAGAAGTGGATTTCCCGCAGTGTCGCCGCCCCGTTGCTGGGGTGCTTCAGCACCACCACCGAGTAGCCCGGGCCCGGCGGCATGACCGCGTCGGCGAAGACCACGAATGCGCCGCGGAACGACGTCAGGCCCACGGTGCCCGGCGGCAGAGTCAGCGGCAGGCGCGCGCCCGGGCGCATGCGGATGGTGCGCGCTGCGGTGACGTAGCCGTTGACCAGGTCGAACAGCGCATCTTCGGACGCGCCGCCCTTGTCGCGCAGCCGGGTGATGCCGGCCTTTACAGCGGAAAGGTACTGAGCTCGCATCAATCAGGTCTCCGGCCAGCCGCCGACGGGGATCGGGCGGCGCGCAGGCGGCACCTGCTGCGTGCCCGGGATGTAGCGGCGGGTGCCATGCGCGCCGGCGATCAGCTGCCGCACGTAGGACTGCGCCTGCTGCATGTAGTTGCCGGCGTCCGGCTGGCGGTAGTGCGCCTTCGCGTTGGCCAGGGCGTGCAGGAACACCGCGCGGCTGCTCAGGGTCAGCATGTCGTCGTCGGCATTGAGCCATTTCAGGCCGAGATGGCCACGCAGCTTGATGACGTAGGCGCGGTCCGGCACGGGGAAAATCTCGATGGCCGCGGTCAGCTGGTAATAGGCCGGCTTGCGCAGCGAGTTGCTGGTGTAGAGCATCGGGTCGATGCCGGCGATAAGCGGGGACCACTGCTCATCGTCCAGGATCCCGGCCCAGGTGATGCGCCGGAAGTCGAGGTACTGGTCCAGGTCGAGCGGCACGTCGTACAGGTTGGCGCCGGGCACGCAGCTGATCGTCCACCACCGCTCCGTGCGCAGATCGCTGTATTGCTGGTACAGCTGGTCCTGAGCGTCGCGGATGATGCTGTTAACCATCGCGTCCAAGTCGAACGGCCGACGCTGGGCCATCTCCTGCAGGCGGCCGTAATAGGCCTCCGCGTCCTTCTGCCCGTACTTCGCCTTCGCGTCGGCGATGGCCTGCATCTCCACGGCCACGCCATCGATCAGGGTCTTGTCTTCCGGGTCCACCAGCGGCGCGCTGCCGTCGTCGTACCGGTCCATCGCATAGCGCTGCAGCAGCGAGTCCTGGGCGGTATTGATGACCTGGTCGATGTCGGCCGACTTGGCCACGCTGCTGATGTAGCCGGCCAGCTGGTCGTAGTAGGACTTCGCATCCGCCTGCCCGTGGTGGGCCTTGGCATTGGCCAGCGCCAGCAGGAAGACTGCCCAGGGGTCGAGGGTAGTCAGGTCGTCGTCCTCGCCGAAAGGCTGCAACGCGGTACCCACGCCGAGGCGGTACTGATGCTGCAGGGCTTCCTGCGCCTCGGTGAGGAAGTTGGTCAGCAGCTCCTTCATGCCCGGTGGCCAGGCGCCGGCGGCGACCTGAGCGGAGAAGCCCAGGCGGCGCAGGAGGTCGGACCTGAGGGCTTTCATGGTGCGCGGCACCGGCTCGCCCACGTAGTTGAACCCGAGCGAGGTGGCCACCGCGGTGCGCAGCTGGGCAAAGGTGCGCTGCACCTTCACTGGCGCCACAACGAACCCCAGCCGCAGGATCACCTCTTCCCTGCACTTCTTCAGCGACCACTCCACGCCGATGGAACCCATGTCCACCTGGCCGGTGTCGTACTTGATCGGCGCGTCGTAGCCCAGCGGGCTGTCGTAGACGTTGCCGCCGTTCACCATGATCGGTGCGTTATTGCCGCCCATACCTACCTCCAGAAAGAAAAACGGCCGACCGAGTTGCCCCGGCCGGCCGCCAGCCCGCCGCCAGCGGACTTACTCGGTGTCGCTGCCCTGGTCGCCCAGCGCCGCGTTGATGGCGTCGATGACGCCCTTGCGGTTCTTGCCGGCCTTCTCGATCTCGGCCAGTTCGTGCAGCTCTTCGTCGGTCAGGGTGTCGAGCCCTTCCTTGATCTCGTCGACGGTCTTGCCGGCGAGGGTCTGCAGCTCGGTGACCTGCTCGCCCTCGTCTTCGTCCTGATCGTCGTCTTCGTTCTCGACCGCTTCGACCTTGGCGGCCGCGATGCTGCCGGACACCGCCTTGGTGAAGTCCTGTTTATTGCGGTATGCGTACTTCAGGGCCTCGGCACCTTCGGGGGTGCGGCCGTACTTGTTTTCCAGCCCGGCGAAGACTTCGTGCTCGTCGAAGTTCTTGACCTCGACCGATTCGCGCTTGACCTCGCTGATGGTCTCCGGCGGGTACAGCTCTTCCAGGATCGGCAGCTCGTAGTCGAAGGCCTGGACGGGTAGCTTGGTGGTTGCGTCGCGGTCGATGACCAGCGTCAGCAACAGGAGATTGACGATCTTGGCCATTACTGGATGCCCTCCAGGGTGATCGGCGCCGTAGCGGCGGTGCCAGTGCGGATGAAGTCCGGCAGGTCGGCGATTTCGACCACCGGGGCCAGGTTGGCCGCCGCGCTCAGCACGGTGAACCAGCCCGAGCTGCCCGCCGCGGGGGTGCTGCCGTCGGCCGGTGCTTCGTGGCCCTGCAGCAGCACGCCGGTGGTCACAGCGGTATTGGCGCCCAGGTTGGCCAAGCCCTCGCGACCCCAGCCGCCGAGCAGCGGGGTCTTGTTGAGCTTGACGATGGTGCCCCCGGTCGGGAGCGTCTTCACGTTCGGCATTTCAGGTCTCCTGCCGGCGAGGAACATCCCCGCCGGCCTTGGTGGGGTCAGGCGATCGAGAAGACCGCGTTGCTGTTGCGCTTCTTCATGGTCAGACCGTAGTGCGCGGTCATGCCGAAGTAGTGCGTGTGGCGGTCGTACACGCGCGGCGGCGTGCGGCGGATCATCCAGCGGCCCTTCACCGGGCGCAGCTTGAAGGTCTTGCTGTTGAGGAAGTAGCCGCGCTTCTTCCACGGCACCGGCAGCGTGCCCAGCAGGTCGTCGAGCGCGTCGAAGGTCGGGTCCCACACGATCGGCACGCCCTTGAAGGCCAGCGCCTTGGTGGACGGGTCCAGCGTGACGCCGCCGGTGGACGACTGGCCCAGGGTGATCTGGCGACCCATCACCTTCAGCGCATCGGAATTGATGGCGTCGTACATCTCCGACCCAACCACGATGAAGTCAGGTGCACCCATCTTTCCGTAGGCAATGCACTTGCGCCACAGGGTTTCGAGGTGGGAAATCAGGTTGCCAGCTGTGGCGGTGCTGATACCGATATCGGCCCAGTTCCGCCAGTACGTCGTGGCCGAGGCGTCGATACCGCCGATGGTGCCCACGGTCGGCGTGGTGCTGACCAGCGCGTCCAGACCCGGAACTGCCTTCGGGTTGGTCGAACCATCGAGGTGGACCTCGATATCCCAGTTCTCCTGGAAGCCGTCCTTCAGCGTGGTCCAGTTCTCGTCCAGCAGATTGACGATCTGGATTTTCTCGGCTTCGGTCATTACCGCATTACGGTCATCGGTCAGGATGATGCCGTTGTTGGCCAGCTCGGTTTCGTTGAGCGTGAAGCCATCGAAGGCCTCGTATGCCTGGAACGGCGCAAGCCGGGTGGTCTTCTTGCGGTTGTAGGTGACCTGGTCGTCACCGCTGTAGTTCTGGTAGTTCGAGTCGTTGGTGTAGCGGATTTTCTCGTTGAAGACGCCGTTACCGAACACGGAGTCCTTGCGATTGCGGATGAACCAACTCGCCAACGGGCGCTCGGTGGTGAACTGATCGATCGGATCGTCAGTGGCGTAGGTCTGGAGCTGGGTGTTCGAACCAGACACGAATTGTGCGGCGGTAAGCGGCATAGGAACCTCGGAAGGAAAGGGCCGACCCGTTGGGGCCGAGGGTCTTTCCGCGTTCCGAGGGCGCGAAGCTCGTTACAGCGCTACCGGCGGCGAACCCGGCTTACGTCACACGCGGGGCGGCTGGTGTGCCGCTCGGTGGTCAAGATGCCAGTGCGGGGGGTGGCGTCAATGGGCGAATCGCCGGGTAAACTCGCTGAGCCGGGGCAAGCCGGCTTTATCAACAACAGGGGCAATGGAATGGCAATCCCAGTAGACGCGCTGATCGTGATCGATGCCAGCGAAATCCCAGCAGGGAACTTCTTCCTGCTCGACGGAAAATGGTTTCTTTCGGTCAAATCCAGCAACCAGGCCTCAGCCAAAACCTGTTCCGTGCAGCTCACGGGCGGCACCGCCGGGGCGTTCGCCGGGCAGTCCTACGGAGACGCCACCTATTTCGGTAACGGCTACCGTATCGAAGCCCGGGTCGAAGGCATGGGTGACGCCGTGAGCGGCAACAGCGAGCCGTGGGACGCTTCAATCATCTTGGGGTCCAAGCCGGTCATCCTCTGCCGAGCCCAGACAGCTCTTTTGTTCTACGACCTTGCAGGTAATGCGGCCACCGGCGAGGAATGTTCAGGAGACCGGCGTCGCTTCAAGAATTGGTCCGGCTGGCTCATCGGACCAGACGGGAACGCGGTTGGAACTGAACCCGTTTTTGAGGTCACCGCTGTGTAAGAAGAAGGGGCCGAAAGGCCCCTTCTTCGTTACTGCCCGCGCAGGCGCGCCTGTTGCACACCCAGCTCGAACGCATTCTCCTTGGTTACCTTCGCGGCGAGCGGTGCGCCACCAGCGGGGCGGGTCGGGTTGTTCGGCGCACGCGGCGGTGCTGCGGCCGGGGGCACTGCGACGGCACCGGCCGGCAGACGCAGGTAGGCGTTGTGGATGGCCTGCTTCCACTGGCTCGGCGGCAGTGACTGCTGGATAACCTCGATGGCCGGGGTGAGCAGCGGCATCTTCTGGTCGAACAGCGGATCGTTGGCGCGCAGGCCAAGGCCCAGCTCCTTCACCGAGGCGATGCCCTGATCGTATTCCTGATCCTGCTGCACGCGCTGCTGCTGGGTCTGCACGTGGGTCTGCTGCAGGGCGCCAGCTTGGCGGTGCTGGACCAGCTCCAGAGCCACGTCGCGGGTGATGTCGCCCGAGGCAACCCGCGTGGCCAGGTCGGCATGCGCAGCGATCGGGTCGAAGCCCGGAGCCTCACGCCCCAGCTGCTTCCCAAGCCACTGCAGCTCGCCCTGCATGCGGTCGTAGGCCTCGCCCATGCGGGCCGGATCTCCGGAGTTGATGTCCGACAGGTAGCGCAGCGCGCCGCCGAACTGCTCGGGGCTGGCCCCGGTGCTTTCCACCGTCTGCTCCCACTGGCTGACGCGATCGCGGAAGCCGCTGGCCTCTTCCAGGCGCTGGTTGAGCTCGCGGAAGCGCTCGGCCGCGCGGTCCTTCAGGCCCAGCTGCTGCACTTCCTCGTCGACGGTCGGCGGCTTGGCTGTCGGCGCATCTGCCGGCGGCGCGGCCGGTGCACCTGCAGGCGGAGCTGCGGGGTCGACCGGCGGCTGGCCATCGGTGGGAGGTGCTGCCGGATCAGCGCCATCGGGGGCATCGGCGGCCGGCGGCAGCGCATCCTCCTGGGCTTCCTGTGCGCGTGCTGCTTCGACGCCCGCAGTGAAGGCATCAACCTGTGGGGCCTCGGGCTGGGACGGCGCCTCAGCGGCGGCGGGAGCGCCCTGCGTGTCGGTCGGGGTGGTGTCCGGCGCGGCCGGAGTCTTCTGGTCTTCGATAGTCATGGTGGAACCTCAGTTGGCGGCGGGGTGGCGGTGCTGGTGATCGTCAGCGCGCCCGGAAGGCGAGCACGCGCTTGATGGCTACAGTCAGGGGGTGGCGGCGCACGATCAGAAGCTCGTCGGCTTGGCCACAGCACGGGTCAATGCCATCAGGCCCGTCTGGAAGTCGGTCTTGGCGATCGCGGCCCAGCGGAAGCACTCGCTGCCGGTGGCGGAGCTGCTGGCGTTCGCCTCGTTGACCTTCGCGACAAGGTCGTCCAGCTCCTGGCCCTTGGCCTTGATCTGGTTCATCAGGTCGATCTCGGCTTGGGTCAGCTCGCGGTAGCCGATGATCTTGCGGTGTTGGTTATCCATCAGGTTGCTCCTGTCAGGTCAGAGGGGTGGTGCGACGGGGCCGGCAATCGGCGTCGGCGCGGGTGCCGGCTCTGCCGGCGGGGGAAGGGGCTGCTGCGGGTCGCCCATCGGCAGGCCACCCACGGCCGGGGCAGCGCCAGGCAGCGGCATGGCACCCATGGCGGGCACCTGCGGGATGAAGGAATAGGCGTCGATCGAGGTGTCACCGGTGCGCTCGATGGTTTCGACCATGAGCTGCTCCAGGCTGTTCGCGATATCCAGCGGTGTGGCACCGCGCATCTGGCCGATGGTGACCACGGCCTCCTGCAGCTGCGGCAGGATGGCGCCCCACTGCTGCCGGCGGAGGTTCGAAGCCGGGCGGCCGGAGCTGCCCGCGCGAATGTCGACCGACACCAGCGCGGACACCAGGCTCGGTAGCGGTGCGTTGAACCAGAGCGCCTCCGGGCCAGCGATCTCTGCCGCTTCATCCGGCGACAGCCCGGCGGGCGACATGGCTACCTCGGCGGTGAACTGCGCCACGTCGCCGAGCAGGTCGTCCAGGCTGTCGCGGCTGTAGCCCAGGCGGGACTCGGTGCCCTGCTGCTGGATATCGGCCTCGGTGGCCGTCTTCGCGGTCTGGATGCTGGAGGACAGCGCCTCCTGGATGCCCCAGATCAGTTCCAGCTCGGACCGGATCGGCGCGGTGTCGTACAGCGCCCCGTCGATCTGGTTGTACTGGATCGGGAACAGCACTTCTCGCGAGCCCTGCCCCTTCAGGTCCAGGCCGACCATCTCGCTGGTGGTGGCGCCTTCGAGCTTCAGCGCGTCTTCCACTTCCAGCGCGCCGCGGTCGAACCCCATCTTCGGGATCGCGCGGCGGCGATGCTCGCGATAGTTGGTGCGCGTGCGGTTGTACTCGTCCAGCAGCGAGCGCGAGCGGTCCACCAGGGACTGCGGATGCCGTTCTCCATCCACCCACAGGGGCGCCCACTGGAAGAACGGATAGAAGCGCGTGCTGGCCTGGTCAGGCTGGAACGGCGCGCGCAGGTAGCGGCGCAGGCCCGGTGTGACGGTGTGGATCATGCCGGTGCGGCGATCCCAGATTTCCCAGACGCACAGGAACCGCGGACCGCTATCGCTGCCCTGCCCGGCTGCCGTCGCATTGCGGAACACGTCGGCATCGGACTCGCTCATGCCCTCCTGTGCCGTGGCGAAGGGCGCCGGATCCCGGCCGCGCTTGGCGTGGTAGAAGGCCTCAGCCTTGCTCAGCTCTTCCCGCAACTCCGGGTAGGCGGCCAGTCCGTCCTCGTATGGCAGGAAGGTGCGGTGTGCGATCCAAGGCGCGACGGTGTAGTCCTTCAGCGTGGCCACGTCCATGGACACCTGGATGTCCTCACCACGCACGAAGTCGGCGACCAGTCCGTTGAACACCACCTGCTCGACCTGCCCTTCCAGCGCCTGCAGCTGCTGGTTGTACTGGGCACGCAGCAGGTCGGGATTGGCGGCGGAACCTTCGGCCAGCTCGGCCTCGATTGATGCGACCGCCTGCAGCTTCTTCCGCAGGTCGTCGATGCGCTGCTCGGTCATCGGGTCGCGCTCGGTCTCCCGGTGCCAGGCCACCTTGACCCAGCCGATGCCGATGCTCAGGCCCGAGCGGACCATGGCGTCCATGCTGTGTTTCAGGCGCCCTTTGCGCCACAGCGAGGCGATGACGATCTCCAGGGTGCGGCCCACTTCCTTGGCCTGCTTCACGCGACTGGACCCCACCGACTCGGCAGGCACCACGGCCGGTTCCGGGTCGCGCGCGTACAGGAAGGACGTCAACAGGTTCACGTAGGTGCCGGCGATGGGCACGGACACGTTGTACGCCTCGTCGACCAGGTTCCGGCAGTAGCGGCGGTCCAGCGCGTAGCCCTTGCGGGCGTCACAGTCGAAGTCGCGCGACTCCTTCAGCAGCTTGTGCCAGTTGGCAACATCGGCCTCTTCCTGCAGCAGCGCCTGGGCCTCCGCTTCACGTTCGGCATCGGCGGCATCCTGGGCCGCCATGGCATCCATCAGGCCGTCGGCGGGCAGCATGGTCACAGGGCATTTCTCCTACGGTCGGCGTTTGACGGGAGGCCGGAAGACTCCAGCCAGGCCCGGCTATAAGGCTTCAGCCCAGAAGGCCGTTCAATGGCTCCACGGTCGCGCGCGCTTACTGCGGCGGGATACCTGCCATGGATGAAGTAACCGAGCGCGTCCGGCGGGTGGTCGAAGCCGGTTGTCTTGTCGGGCATGCCGTTGGCGTCGTAGGGCTGCTTCTCGAGCGCCTCGGTGAGCTTCGGGCAGCGGCGCACGTTGACCTTCAGCCGGCGCCTGCCCTTGGCGTTGCAGAGCATGGCGTTGACGCTGACCACGCGCGCGCGGATACGGGGGTTTGCCGCGGGCTTCACCACGCTCATGCCGCGCTCGACGCGCAGCAGGCCCAGGTCGGAGACGCTGGCGTTGTTCGTGTGGGTGCTCTCCCCGCTCGCATCGGGGTAGATCGTCATGCGGTGGCCAGGGAACTGATCCTTCAGCGCCAGGATCATTGCCGGGGTGTCGCGGATGCCAGTCAGCTCGTCCAGCGCCATCGGCTGGTCGTCCCGGATCACGCAAACGATCGCGGTCATGTTCAGCACGTTGAAGTCCATGCCGATGTGCAGGTGCTCACCTTCCGCGATCACCTCATCGGTGGCATTGCGCGATCGGGAGAACACGCTGTAGACCGAGCCGGTGGTCAGGTTGACGAACATGCCGTCGATGTAGGCCTGCACCAGCTGCGGCGGGTAGCTCTCGTACAGCGACCGGATGTAGTCCTCCGGCAGGTTCACCTCGTTGTCGTAGGTGCTGGCATGCACCAGGCCGTAGAGGGCCTTCAGCTCCGGCCGCTCGCTCGGCATCTGGTGGAACTGCTCGTAGACGAAGTTGAACCCCTCGGGGGTGGTCGTCACGTCGATGCCGTTCTGCAGCCCGTCAGCCTTCACGCGCAGGCGGGCAATGATCTTGCGCCAGGCGTCTTGGGCCTTGCGCTTGTTCATGGTGTCGATCTCGTCGACCAGCGCCTGGCCGATCTTGAAGCCCACGATGCTGGAGGGCTTCTCCATCGACCGACAGATGATCGTGCCGCGGTACTGCCGGCCGGCGTACAGGCTGACTTCCTTGTTCGACTCGGCGATGGAGGCGCGCAGACCCCAGTCGTGGGCCACCTCTTCGATGGTCGGGTAGAAGATGTCGCGGATTTGAGGATAGGTCGGGGCGAAGTAGCCGGCCGGAATCCTCGGGTGCTCCCACGCATGCCGGCACAGCGAGCCGCAGCCTACCCAGGTCTTGCCCGAGCCGAACCCGCCCACGAAGGCGCGGAACTTGTGCGGCAGCTGGAGGAACGCCGCCTGCGGCTCATTGAGGGTTGGCATTCTTCCGCCCGCTGATGATCTCGATGCGCACGGCGGCAGGCACAGGCGTGTCGTCTGGCTCGGCGCCCTTCTCCAGGCCGGCCAGCTTCGCCTTGCCCATCGTGGCTTGGACCATGGCGGTGCCCTGCTTCTTGCGCTTGGCCACCTGCCGGGCTTCTTCCAGTTCCTTCAGGAGGGTGGCGATGGTGACCGAATGCCCTACCAGGGCTTCTGCCCTGAGCTCGGAAAGCCTTGCGGCGATCTTGGGGTTATCCAGCAGTTCCTTGGCGGATCGGTTCACCGTCTCGGGTTTGGCCGCCGTGGTGCTGTAGCAGAGCCGGTAGGCCTCGCTGGCGTTGCCCGTTTCCAGATACCGCTGGCAGAAGGATTCTTGCTTCGGGGTCAGGG